CCACGGTAGGTGACTTGTGCCATTGGATTACTCCTGAAGTAGTTGGATTTTTAGGCCCCGTTCCTTCAGTCATGTGCGTCCTCTGGAAAACATTCCTTCTCTGCACTCATTTGTACCATCTGAACTAATTCAGAATGATTCTCAGTAGAAGGTTTTATCTTAGAGATAATACCTTTTGCTTCCTCACAAGTGAGGAGAGTGGCGAGTAGGAACTCCATGAGGATGAACGCTCCGTTCCGTGACTTACTTGCAACCCCTAAGGGTCGAACGATTGTGTTAATAATAACACAGTTATATTATATAGTCAAGTAGGTTTGTATCTTATGATACAGTTTCATAATCTTTTAACATTTCATCATGAATAGTACGTGCTGATGCGTTGTGTTCAATCAACTTGTTCATCCATACACGCTCTTCTAGTGTGACAGGAACACCATCAGTTGTGATGATCCTGCATAGGATATCAGTAAGTTGCAGTCTGTAGTGTGTGCTTAACATGTTCAATTGCTAGTGGTAGTATGGCATATTCTTTTCTTTGAATAGCCTTGGTTAATGATTTGATAGTGTCTTCTGGAAGTATGGGAACAAGACCTTGTAGTATTATCTCTCCACCATCCAATTCTTCATTGACATAGTGTACACTACAACCAGTAAACTCCTCACCTGCTTCCATTGCCTGTTCAACAGCATTTAATCCTTTATACTTAGGAAGTAATGAAGGATGCACATTGATAATAGGAGCAGGGAAAGCAGCAGGATCTTTAATCACTCTCATGTATCCTGCCAACACAATGAGATCAACACGATATGCCTTGAATAATTCTATCATCTTATCTTCGTCTTTGGCATTCACATAGCAATGAGGGATACCATACTTAGCTGCTCTCTTTAAAGCACCGCATTCTTTTTTGTTGTGAATCATCATCACAACTTCATCTTTGTTACAGGTTCGGAGTATGTTCTCGAAGTTGGTTCCGTTGCCAGAACACATAACACCTAATCTCATAGCACTGGGTACTCCTCGTTACGTACTTTTTGAGTTTTCATAGTCTTGAAGTCTTCCATCAATCTCTGTACTTGTTTCTTATCAAGTCCAGCAAGTTGCTCACAGTTCTCTAAGCAACGGTAAATACATTCTCTATCACTTATGGGTGGTGATATTTCCCACCCTTGCTCATCATAATACTTCTTACCTTCAGTAACTTGTGCTTCTACATGTCCAAGGTCTTGTGTCTTAGAAGGATTCTTATAACTATGTTTCTTACTCATGAATCATAAACATCATAAGGACCATTAAGTTTTTTCCTATGTTCTCTTTCATCAAGGACTTCATTGATAATGTCCTTTAACTCTTGCCTTTCTTTTTCTTCAAAGATAGGCCATACTTTAAAGTTTGCAGGAGGATAGATTGGATTACCATCAGCATCATGAGGATATACATTATCTGTACATCCTTCAACTGATTCACCACTCATCCCTTGAGTATCAATTTTCGAGTTGTCTGCCATGTTGATCTAGCAATTTGACTTGACTTAGATTAGACTTTTGACTTCTTTTTATTTTCTTATATTCTTTGATGAGTTTTTCAACTTCATTCTTAGATATATTAACCTTAAGTTTTTCATCACCATGTTTGGTAATACCAAAACCTTCAGCAGCAGACTTATCCGTATCGTCTATGTAATCATTAATCCCTTCTTGGATTTCATCACGGATGAGTGCATCGATTTGTGCTCGTAACAACTCATCACCATCTTTATTCTTACTCATTAGGTTCCTCCTTTCTCTTTCTTTTCTTCCTCTTCTTAGGAGGAACTGCTGCAACATTCCAACGGTTAGGTGCAACCATCCCTTTAGACTGTTGCATACCTATAAAATTCTTCTGATAATTATCATAGTAATAGTCAAACAATTCAGAAGACTTATCTGCCATAGCAATATCATATTGGATATTGTCATCAACTTTATACCAAGTTAGGTATGCAGTGTAAGGCAATTTAGTATTGTTATCTTCATCAGGTTTACAGTTCTGATGAATGATTGATATGGTGGGAGTGTAATTGGTATTCAATTTACAACTCCAACCTCATACTTAGTACCACCTCTACCACCCCATTGAATATCCTGATAGGCTTCAGCAATGAGTTCTTGTGATAGTGTAGGATACTTTGCTACAAGTCTTTGATCTTTTACAAGACAAAGTATCGCTGCTTCATCTGGTAAAAGAGTCTCAAGTATTTGTATAAAGATTGACTCTCTACGGGTCTTGGAGAGCGAATCATTACCTCCTTGTATAAAGTTATAGAAATGACGTTGCTCCTGTCTTAGAGACGTATGCTCAGTACCTGCAGGGGCATCATTCTCTTTATAAGGAACCTCTCCTTTAGGAAGAGCAGACTGAACTGTATCATCGAAGTTCCAAATCATAAGAGATACCAAAGCATCATTACGATACTCTCGTAGAAGTTCAATCTTCTTCTGTCTCCCTCTAGTTCTATTAACCAAGTCAAGAATTTCAGATTGGAAAGGATTGGGTGGGAGTTTTACAGTAGGAAGAGGTTTCTTAGCTTTGGTTGTCCTCTTCTTCCTCTTCGATCCACTCGCTAGAGTAACCTTCTCCGAACTCTCCCCTTGTCCAAGGGCTGCTGATGTTGTCGCCATGTTCAAATCGTAGGGCTAAAATTTCGTCGGGAATCACATTCCCATGTTGATCATACATCTCAGGATGTAGATTGTCACGGTGGTAAGGATTAGACTTAATAGCATGTGATTGTGCTAACCATCCGATTCCAAATCCAACTAATAAAGAAAGTATACTACTTATAGTAGCAAAAGTCAAGGTGACTATAAGAGTCTCGTTCATCATCCTCCTCTGAGTTATGGTGGTTTCCTTTTAATGTCTAAGGAAAGTTCAACGTAGATGTGAATTTCTCTCTTGAAGAAAGAAACCATCTGTCCAAAAATAAATTGAAATGATTTTGGTTCCCTCCTTTTTTTAGGTTTTTTATTGCGGAGCATCAACTCCACGCCTTTATTTATTTCTAATTTAGGCTTTTTTTCTGCCTGGTTTCCTGTCGTGTTCATAACGAATTGCGTCCTCCATCATACCATAAAGATACTTTCTGATTTTACGTGCCTTTGGTTTAGGTATGAACCCATATGCCTCACGTAATTGTTGGTGTTCACTGTCACGTCCTCCTTTAATGTACTCATCTAACTGATAGATGGCATCACTAAGTTCTTTAGCGACACTGCTGTGAATAAACTCAGTCATATCTGAACGCTTCATCTTTAAACCCTTAGCAAACTGATAAAGATTTAAAACATAACGATCATTATTGAAGACCTCATCTATTGCTTTATCTACTGCTATGTAAATGTCCATTAAACTTCCAAATGTTTTTGCTCACGTAAGAATTTAATTGTTTCAGAACATCCACCAACAGGTTTTTCATTGTACGTGACCTGAGGAAACGTAGCACCATTTCCATACTCCTTATAGAAGGCTTCCTTTGTGAAGTTCTCTCCTAACTTATACACCACGTGTTTTAATTCAGCGAACTGTAGTAACTGTACCACCTTATCACAATAAGGGCAACCGTCTTTAGAATAGACTACAAATTCTTGGGTCATTTGCGTAAAGTTTGTAAATGTTTAAGTACAGATTCACGAACTGCCATCAGTTCATGGTAACACTTTTGGTTATGAGCACAAGCTCTTAAGTTATGGTCAGGTTTAATAACTGACTCGACAAAAATATCTAATCCCCGATTGTATTTCTCCAATGGAGTTTCACTATCAGTGATTGTGTTCTGATCTTTCATAGAATAATGATGTTACAAATGATATGTATAATTAATGAGGATTATAGAGTCCCAAGTAATAGACAAACAAACATATGGTAATAACCATAGCACATCCAATGAAGTAAACCATAATCATTTTTAAACTTCTCTCAAAGTATAACACTACCAATCAGGATATGTCCACTCCTTTGGTTCCAATTTCTTTTTAGTTGAAACAATTCTTCTTATTGTACAAACCTTACACTCATATGAATAAGAGGAAGGAAGAGTACCTCTCTCCTTTCTGGTGCGATAGAAACCATCAATAAGATTCTTTACCTCACCACACTTCCTACACTTCCTATCCTGTAGTAAGAGGTGTCCTAATGTTACCTGATCGTCTAAGTCCATCATCCACTCTGTCCTTAATTAATTCACCGTACTTTTCATGTAACTCACATCCTATATAATCTCTATTTAATATCTTGGCAACCATAGCAGTAGTTCCACTTCCCATAAATGGATCCAATATAATGTCACCCTCCTCACTACCTGCTTTAATGCATGGTTCAATTAAGTCAGGTGGAAACACTGCAAAGTGAGCACCTTTGTATGGTTTATTTGTTATACTCCAGACACTACGTTTGTTCTTCGTTGGATATGATTTAGTAAGACCAGAATGAGGTTGTAATCCTGTACCTTTATTATGGTACTTACCATTAATTCTATTACGTGTACCCCAATCTTTTGCTGGTTCTTTAATAGCTTCGTTATTATAATAGTATTTCTTTTTCTTACTTAAGAGGAACAAATACTCATGTGATTTAGTACATCTATCTCTCACACTTTCTGGCATTGGATTAGGTTTATGCCATATTATATCCTGACGTAGATACCAACCATCCGCACGTAATGCGAACGCAAGCATCCAAGGTATTCCAATTAAATCTTTTTCTTTTAACCCTTCTAATTTATTACCTCGTCTTGCACATTTGTTTGGTAAGTCTTGCTTACTGTTGGCAACAGTTTGTTTAACTAATGCTTGCCCTTTGCCAGGTCTATAGTTATAATAACTATCACCCATGTTTAACCATAATGTTCCATCTTCTGTTAAATTATTACGCACCTCTCGGAATACTTCTACTAATCTTTGAATATACTCTTCTGGAGATTCTTCTTGTCCTATCTGAGAATCCTCCCCTCCATAATCTCTTAGGCCATAATATGGAGGAGATGTAACACACATTCTTGCCTTCTCATCAAACTCTTTAAGAGTCTGCAAACAATCTCCATATAAAATTTTATCTCGCATAAAAAAAGATGGGGTTTCCCCCATCTTATCAAACTATTGTTTAGGTGTCAACCTATATGCACCGAATGCACTAGCAGCAACTGCTGCAACGATGAATAGGATTTCCATTAACCTATGGAAGGAGCAACAAGTGCAACCTCAGATGTCTCAGCAGATGCTAAGTCAAGAGGGAAGTTGTGTGCATTTCTTTCATGCATTACTTCCATACCAAGGTTTGCTCTGTTAAGAACGTCACCCCAAGTAGGTACAACCTTACCAGATGCATCAACAACCGACTGGTTGAAGTTGAATCCATTCAAGTTGAATGCCATTGTGCAGATACCCATAGAGGTTAACCATACACAAATCACAGGCCATGAAGCAAGGAAAAAGTGAAGACTACGACTGTTGTTAAAGCTAGCATACTGGAAGATAAGTCTACCAAAGTATCCATGTGCTGCAACAATGTTGTATGTTTCTTCTTCTTGTCCGAATTTGTATCCATAGTTCTGTGAATCTAATCCAGTAGTCTCACGGATGAGTGAGGATGTAACCAAGGAACCATGCATAGCAGAGAACAAAGCACCACCAAACATACCTGCGACACCCGCCATGTGGAATGGATGCATGAGGATATTATGTTCCGCTTGGAAGACAAACATAAAGTTGAATGTCCCTGAGATTCCCAACGGCATACCGTCAGAGAATGATCCTTGTCCGAAAGGATAGACCAAGAAGACTGCAAAGGCAGCTGAGACTGGCGCACTATAAGCAACACAGATCCAAGGGCGCATACCCAAACGATAGGATAATTCCCACTGTCTACCCATGTAGGCAGAAATTCCAATAAGGAAGTGGAAAATAACTAACTGATAAGGACCACCGTTGTAGAGCCACTCATCAAGAGTTGCTGCTTCCCAGATTGGGTAGAAGTGTAATCCAATAGCGTTAGAAGATGGAACTACAGCACCAGAGATGATGTTGTTTCCATACAAGAATGAACCAGCAACTGGCTCACGGATTCCGTCGATATCGACAGGAGGTGCAGCGATGAATGCTATGATGAAGCATGTTGTTGCTGCTAATAAGCAAGGGATCATCAAGACACCGAACCAACCAACATAGATGCGGTTGTTAGTACTTGTAACCCACTCGCAGAACTGAGGCCATCCTGAAAGGAGACTCTGTTCCCTTTTTTGAAGAGTTGTCATGAGGACAATTTAAATAAGTAGGGCTTCAAAGGGTAGAAGCGATACGTTTATTTCCACTAATCCCTTCACTAGTGGATATGAGAGATGTAACCCCCGTGATCTCGGTTAGAGGGAATATATGTGAGCAAATGCCCACCGACTTATTTATTATAAAGAATTGTTAAGTGTTTGTCAAGTATCTTATGATACCTTATTACCATATGTTCCTGCTTCTGTTGAGTCGGGATTATCTTTACACCATTGTACATAATTAAATCCAGACCCCTCTGGATATATGTATTGTCCATTCTCATCAAACTTACCTGACTTATCTGCTATCCTCGTCTCCTTTGATGGGTATGTAGGGTAAGGTCTCTTTCCTTCTCTCATCTCATTACCCTTCCTCCTTCTCATTTGATTACCAGTCTCGTGGTCTTCAGGCATAGTAGGCCAAGAAGTTCCTAAGATCCTTTTAATATCTTCTCTGGTGTATCCTTTCATAGTACCTGTACAACACCCTTTACATCTGGTATCTCCATCATCAATTTCTTTTCAATACCTTGCTTTAAAGTCATGGTACTCATAGCACATGTCTCACATGCACCACCTAATTTTACTTTAACATATCCATCTTCTATATCATAAAGTTGTAGGTATCCACCATCAGCTTCAATATAAGGAATAAGTTCCTCTAAGACTATCAGTACGTTTTCTTCATTCAATTCCATTTTTGTTGCTAATCTATACTGCCTTTGAAGATACTCATAGTAAGTGTCTTCTACCCCTGCCATATCATATCAGGCATTGGTTGTACTCCTGGTCTATTTACAAATAACAGTATGCCATATCCAACAAACCATATGATGTTAAACAACCATGCTTGTCTCCAGAAATACTTTCGCACTGCCATAGACCTAAGCACTTGAGGTGCTTTGCCTTGTGCTCTGAAGATAGACTCAATAATAAATGCAATGATACATCCTATCACTAGAGGATAGAATACAAAGTTTGCAAAGGACATTAGTGATATTAAAAAAATCATTTTCTTGTTTCTCCCTCTGCTAATTTGGTTGTCATAAGTAATGATTTCATTTCTTTTCTAACTGCTTTACCCGAAGTAATATAAAATTCTTGAATCACTCTATTACCTTCAGCATCATCACCAATGACAGTGAAGAATCTTCCTTGACCCTTTCCACCTAGTTCTGCACCACCACCCATACCAGCACCCATCAGAGTAGGTGCAGTGATCAAACATAATGGACCTACAATCATACAACTACCTAGTCCAGCAGCAAATCCTGCAGTTCCACCAGCAGCACCACCAACCACTGCTCCACCATAATTAAAATCTTTCTCTGATGTTTCCCATCGAACTACATTTGTAATCTTACCTGCAGGGCCTTCAACTCCTGTCTCATCAATAACAATGTCACATTTCTCAGAAAACTTTTCTGTTTCACCCAGACACAATGGAGATTTAGTTCTAACTTTAGAACCAGAATTAAGTGAATCATGAGTCACTCTAGTTCCTGGTCTAATAGAAGATGCTAGTGTCGTAGTCGGCAATAACATTAAGACGGTCATTGCTGCTAATAATTTTTTCATTTGTTCAGATTGTTGGGGTAGTTTAAACTCTTACGATTATATCACCATCATCGTCTTCATCATCTTCTAACTCTGCTCTGATTTCATCTATCCTTTGCTGCAATGCTTTGTACTCCTCTAAGTCACAACTATCTTTCTTCTCAAAAGTAACACCCATTAACTTCTCACCAGGTTCAACATCAACCATCTCTGGATGAACTCTTCTTGTAACTGTCTTCATATACTTTTTA